TTAAACTGAAATTGTTTTCACGGTTCCGTCCAATAACTCAACTGTAATGGTCCGCTCGTTTATGATCATGCTTTCCAGAATCATCTGTGTCAGCTCATCGACCTGCCGCTGTATCTTGCCTTCTGAAGTCAGCTCTATCATCTGCTTGGCCCGAAATCTTGTTAAAGGATCTCCTTCCTTTATCTGCTTTTCCCATTTTGAAAGAAACGCATCGCGCTGATCAATGATACTGTTCCAGGTAATGACCATGGCCCTATCTAACACGCGCTCCTCTACTTTTCTGCTTTTACATGATCCATGTCTATGATGAATGGAGTTTTTGCATTGCCACATCCTAATGTCACGTCCTGTCCAAACATGGCGATTAAAGCGATCGCCGCACGCACCGCAGAAGACTTTTGACATATAAGGACCATTCTTTCCATATCCATAACCATGCAGTTTATGGTCCTTCACGAAACGATCTCGCCTATCAAGTTCCATCTGGACAACTTCCCATGTTTCAGGATCTATGATTGCCGGGTGCGAGTCCGTCACATAATACTGCTCAACCTGACCGGTATTCTTAGCTGTCCTCTTTGTCAGAAAATCAACCGTATATGTTTTTTGCAGGAGAGAATCTCCTTTAAATTTCTCATTGCGGAGCATTCCCGTAATAATGCTCGGATGCCAGGCCGGTCTGCCCTTTACCCCATTAACACCTTCATCGTTTAGAATCATTGCAATGTGCGATGGCGTAAAACCTTCCAAAAACATTTTATAAATGCGTTTCACGATTTCGGCCTGCTCTGGGTCAATAACGAAATCACCATCCTCGCCTTTTGCGTATCCCATGATTCCGCTGGCGTTCAAATGACTGATACCTTTTTTGAATTTGCTGCGAATCCCCCACTGGCTGTTCTCCGAGATATTTCTCGATTCCTCCTGGGCCAATGAGCTTAGAATCGTAAAAAGTAGCTCCCCGCTAGCATCCAGGGTGTTGATGTTCTCTTTCTCGAAATACACGCCAATCCCCATATTCTTGAGAAGCCTGGAGTAATGAAGACAGTCCTGCGTGTTCCTTGCAAACCTGGATATCGACTTAGTAATTATCAGATCGATCTTTCCTGCTTTGCAGTCCTCTATCATTCTTTTGAACTCATCTCTTTTCTTAAGCGATGTTCCAGATATACCTTCATCGCCATAAACCTCCACCATTTCATAATCAGGATTCTTTTCGGTATATTTCGTGTAATAATCCACCTGATTTTCAAAGCTGTGAAGCTGTTCTTCCATATCCGTAGATACCCTGCAGTACGCAGCTACTCTTACTTTTCCTGCCGAACCTCTCTTCTCACTATTTAACTTGGTCTGGCTTGCTGGTATAACCGTAATGTTCTTTGCCATCGATAATCTCCTTTCCTATGTAAACGTTATGCTCGGGTGTGCCAATTCGCCGTAGTATCTCATCCGGTATCCGCACCCCGCTGCAGAAATCTTTTTTCTTACGCTTTTTCCCGGAGCAAACCCAGGTTACAGATCCGTTTGCATTTATCTTTCTTGTCAGCCGCCGGCCACATTTCTTGCAGAAAACCTTTCCGTAGTATGGGTAGTTTTCTATTGTAAGGGCCGGCGCCTTCTTCGGATTCGGTTTCATTTTGTGCGTCCGCTTCCAGGTACTCTCTTTGGTATAGCTAAATTCCGTCTTCCCCAGCTCATCGACGCTTTTTTCAATGTAGATGTCCTCGTCAAAATCCCAGGACCGGATCACACTATCCGGTACGTTGATCCCGGTGCAATAATCACTGTTAAAGCGCTTCTTTCCGCTGCAACACCAGCACACCCGGTTCCCATTACTGTAGATCCGACGTATTAGCCTGTGGCCGCACTTGGCGCAGAAGATGTTTTTCATGTATGGGTAAGTCTCCTCATTCAAATCACCAACTACCGATCCAGCCGCCAGATATTCACGTTTTGCGGCAATCGCATCCTGCGCCTTTTGCCAGAGCTTACTGGAAACAATCCGCTGGTGATCATCGTGTATATACCAAGCAGGAACTTGACCTGTATTTTTAACTTTCCTGCGATTCTCATCACTAAAATGCTTCTGCATAATGAAGTCGCCTTTGTAAATCACATTTTCCAATATCCTGATCACAGTGCTTTCGGTGAATCGTGCTCCTGCATCAGTCGTTACTCCTTGACCGTTCATGAATCTTGCGATCTCGGCCGTGCTATAGCCGTCTGCCGCAAGCTCGAACATTTTGACGACCCAGGGAGCGTTCTCATCCGGAACATATTCTCCGAACTCGTTCTTTTTGTATCCGAAGGACCTCTCTAGGTATTGCACCGGGATGCCGGCCTCGTATTTTCGCCTGTAAACCATCTTTGCACTTGCGCTGGCGGATTCACTTTCCGCCTGACCAAAGGCCGCGTAAATCGACATCAGGAGCTCTCCCTCTGACGTTGTCGTCTTGATATTCTGAAGCTCAAAGAAAACACCGATACCTAAGTCTTTCAGCTCTCTTGTTGCCTTCAGTACGGTATCGGTGTTTCGCGCAAACCTTGTTATTGACTTTGTTATGATCAGGTCTACTTTTCCGGCCCTGGCATCTTCCATCATCCTTTGAAAGCCAGGCCGATCTTCCTTGTAGCCGGAAATACCAAAGTCATGGTAGACACCTGCAAATTCATATGCCGGATTAGCAGATATTATATCCTGATAATAACTGATCTGGTTATCCAGGGAATTTGCCTGTTCCTCATGATCGGTCGACACACGGGCATAAGCAGCTACACGAAGCCTTAAGTCGTTCTTTTTCTGTGGTTTTATAACCTGTACGTTCATCGAATTTCTCCCTTCGTTAGTGTGACATATTAGCTCTGATTCCCAATAATAGCAAGTCATAAGGACGGTATAAGTGCTTATGATTGACAAAACGGGTAAAAAGAATAGCCCGGCCGTAACCGGGCAAAGTAGCTATATCCTTTTTGCATAATCCAGGGAAATCCAGCCAGCACCGGATTTGAGCTTACCCCATCCTGTGTCGGAACCTTTCCCCTTCTTGGTTTCCGTTATGGTGAAGACTCCTTTACCGGTGAACTTACCGGTCCGTTCGTAGTTTGTGCCGGGCCCTTTGCGGATGTTCAGGTTCGATATGCTGACCTCCACTTTATAAGACGATGTATTCTTCCTGACGGTCTTCGTCTCCGCCTTTCCGCCCAGCTGCTCCGTAACCTCATCGGCCAGTTTTCCGAGCCTAGAATACAGCCAGTCACCCGGGCAGGACTTATTGGCAAACCACCGATGGACCGTGATGACCATCTCACCTTCCCTCGGTGAATAGTTCAGACTCTTTCCCTTGTCCCCAAACCAGATCAGCTTCTTCTTTCCATTTCGCTTGCAGATGTCGACGCAGAGCTTCACCAGTGTCTTATAGACTGCATCGTTCATACGGTAAGGGTGCTTGGTGTCCGATGCACACTCGATCGTAACCGCCCTCTGGTCATTGGCATTGGATGATGTACACCAGGAGCGATTCTTTTCCTCCACGTAAAGACCCACACGGCCGTCCCTATCGATACCGTAGTTACTGGACGCCTGTGTGCTGCTTTTGGCAAACCAAGACCCCAGACCTTCAGCCGTTACCTGGCCGACCACGCAGTGAGGCGAGATACGGTCGATGCTGTGTGTCCTCTTCCCGGAATGATTCGGCGACAGTTTCTTATATACCACCAGCTTACTATTCGTATAGCTCATTTCTTCTCACCTTCCTTTTCTGCTCTCTTATGGAGCTGCTCCAGTACGTCTTTGAGCTGGCCTGGGATAGGCAGTCCAAGATGGCCGGCATTCTCCAGAAGGCTTACGCCCTCATTGGACAGATAGAAAAAGATTACCGCTGTTCTCAGGATTCCTTCCTGACCGAGCACCTGCACATCGATAATGTTGGCGATGCCGACAAGTAAAAAAATAAGGACCTTTCTACAGATCCCCTTAAAGCCGACCTCACTGGATAGCCTTTTATCGGCTATCGCACACATCACTCCGGTGAGATAATCGGCGATAACAAATGCAACAAGTGCGTAAAGCAAGCCATCACATCCTCCCAGGTAATAACCAATCCATCCTCCGAGGCCTGTAAATATGGCCTGGATCATAATCCAAAATTCTTTCATACGTCAGTCCCTCCTTCTACATGACCTTCCATTCGTCTTTTGTCGGCGGCTTCTTTTGTCTTGTACATATGGCAGCAATAATGTAAAGGACCGCCCATCCAAGTGGCACTCCGATGAACAGCCCTGCAAATAAACCTATGATTCCATCCATGAAATAAACCTCCTTTACACCAGCCTGATCGCCGTAACACCATTCCCTGTTGTCGGAAGTGTCAAAGACGATCCTGAGTTTTGATATGCGTTCAGGTAGTAGGTTGTGGTCGAAGTCGGTGCAACGACGGTCGGCCATCGTATTTGACATACACCTGCGCATGCTCCGATCTGATAGTTCATATCAGTGCTTCCTGATGTCGTTGAGAAATTACATCGCCTTATTCCAGAAGAATTGCTGCTCCATCTGTTGTTGCATAGAACAAGCCATGTTCCGGCTTCAAGGGAGATACTGCATACCATAGTTCCGGTTGCTGTTTTGATCGTCTTTTCTGAAGAAAGCGACGCCGTCTTTCTGGCGCCGATGAATCCATACGGCCCGCTGTGGTAGTTCTGATATACTGGCCCTGCGAAGGTATAATCATTGTTCATATAGTCGAATACTACTTGCTCGTTATGACCTTCATCTTCAAATATGATTCCTTCGCCATTCATAAACGTAGATATACCATTCTCGGTGTTTGCAAGAAACGCCAAGGCCTCGTACTCCATGCATCCAAAATGCAGACCGTCACTTGCGATCGCAAGGTAATAATCTGAGACGTCATTATGCTTCCCTAACTCGATGATGCCGTTTCCGAAAGTGGCCATGCTTACGCCATTTCTTATGACATCTACCACATCGGTAATTCTCACGCCTTTTGCCGTACTCGCAGTCGGATCGGTTGGTGTTCCTTCTGCATGGACGTATACGCCGTTTGACAGATCTGCAAGATATCCGGTAGCGGTCTTTGCCGCTTCTGATGCGTTATATTTTGCTGTATCATCATCCATCCTCCAGTACTGTCCATCGAAGGTGAACTTCTGTGTTGATGATGCTTTCCAGTTATAGATACTCGTTGCAGTAAGGACCGCATTATTCGCATAGATTGAACGCGCAAGTGTAGATCCGACATTTAACGTCGGGCTTGCCACAGAGTTTGCGTAAGACATCTGAACGGAGATGGTCGTTCCTTTGCAGATCACGGCTCCAGATGATGTAACTGCCTTGGCTGCTGTGGAAGCGCCGGTCGTGCAGGTTCCGTAAAGGGATGTCGGCGCATTCTGCAGGACCCATCCGGTTCCGTCATATACAAATTCCATCTTGGCCCCAGCTGCCCAGAGCAATAGGTTTGTTGATGAAGTAACAGCGTTTCCAATATAAATGTTCTTTGCACCAGTCGAATTGACGTTCAAAGTAACAGCGCCGCTTACGTAGGTATTCGCGTAGGTAAAAGTGACCTGAATTCTTGCTCCTGAATAGAGCGCAAAATTAGCACAGGTTACAGCCTTTGCCTGCGTTGCTGCTGCTGTTGCGCAGGTCCCGTATTCCGCTTTTCTCTGGTTGATTTCTGTGGTGAGATTTCCTGAAGTGGTATTTGCCAGGTTATATGCCTGCTTTGCCGCCTCATAGGAGCTGGACTTTGATACCGATGACCAGCCGACCTCGCCGTCCGTGAAAGACGTCAGATCACAGGTATAAAGGCTGTTTGTGGAAGTTCCATCATAGGCAGGCTCTGATACGCTCCATCCAGACGGAAGTGTCTGGTCATTCACGTAGGCTTTCCCCTGGGCTTCGGTCGGCTGCGATGGCGCTGCAGTGGAAGCCGCGATCCTATAGAATCTCCAGGTAGCGTTAACATCTCGCTCCTTGATGATCGTGATCGTTTCTCTTGCTTTGATCGCCATGCTTATCCCTCCAGTCTTGCCTCATACACCGCCTTGCTGGTTACATCTGTCGCATTAACGGTCAGAGTCGTGCCAGTACCGACAGCCGAACTTCCGCCATCCTTATACCACTTGATGGTTCCAAGGGCAGAGAGCGCCGATCCGGTCACTTCTGCACCCGCCTTATACACATGTGCTGTCAGGATCGTGCTCCCGGAATTGTTCTTAAAGATGTTACCGTTGCTAGCTGTAATGGAGATCAGGATTGCATCTACGCCGGGATTGCCCTGGGCTCCGGTTGTGCCGTGAGCAGCAACAGAATAGCTAACCGTGTTCGAACCGGACGTGTAGGCGATCGTAGTCCTGGTCCAGAGGTACTGTCCTTGAGCCGTGGTTGCTACCGGCGTGCTGCTCCAGGTGCCTGTCGGCGCACTTGTTCCAGACGTTCCAACCTGGTATTCGATGGTTGTGGACGAGATGCCTCTTCCGGTCGGTCCGGTCCCGCCGGTAGAGCCGTGGGCTGCAACCGAGTAGCTGACTGTGTTCGACCCGGAGGTATAGGCGATCGTGGTCCTGGTCCAAAGGTACTGGCCCTGAGCCGTGGTTGCAACCGGGCTAGAGCTCCAGGTTCCCGACGGTACAGTCGTTCCTGATGTTCCGACCTGATATTCAATTGTGGTCGATGAAATGCCTCTTCCTGCAGGGCCTGTTCCTCCGGTCGCTCCTGTCTTCGCAATGGCAAATGAGAAGGTTTTATTAATCGTAACGGATCCATCCAGGACCACCGGAATGGTAACAACACCACCAGAAGTGACACTTGTTGATACGGTGATGGTGAGCGTCTTTGTGTTTGCATTCCAGCTGGTCGTAACTCCGGATGGTTTTGTGATCTCAGAGTTATCGACAGCGATGGTCGGCTCCTCATCTCCGCGCAGGGCCTGAATAACCGTTGTGGTGCTCTGCTGCGTTGCGATTTTGCCGTCTTTATCGCCAGCAAAGGTGAATGAGTCATTTGTGAGATTCACCGAGTATCCATCAGTAAGGTCAACGACTGTAATTTGATCTGAAGATTTAATTGCCAT